AGGTGCAGCAAGTGCAACAGCAAGCTCTGTGAGTTCTTAGATGGCGCGGCTGTATTCAAGTGCAGGCGCTGTACCAAAGACCGTGAGACTAAGGTACTGGTTTATATAAATACTGGCTTAGGTATCAACGTAGCGCTTACTGGCCCTGACTGCATGGACTCGTTACCTCTTATAGGTAACTTGTTTGACAGGGTTACGTAATACATGCTAGCATCTTAGCCACTAGGGCTATTGGCTCTAGTGAGTGCGCGACAGGTCGCCGTAGTGGCGACCTTTTTTTGTGGCTAACTGGGAGGTTACCTACAAGATGACGACACCAGACCCGGAACTAAATCTGGATAAACCGCTGATACCTTCGCCGGACGTTATACCTCTAGCGGAAGATGATGCAGCAGAAGCTCCAGCAGGCTGGGAACAGAGGGCCAAGGACGCCGAGGGGCAGGTAAAGAGCTTGAATGACCGGCTCTCTGCTCAGGGGCGTAGGCAAGACCGGGTACAAGAGGCAGAGAGCTTAGCGTTAGGTACTAACAACGAGGTAAGGCTTCTAAACCGACGCATCGACGCTCTCATAGAGTCGGTTAGCAACGGTAGCACCGACAGACTGCCTGCTCAGATAGCCGAGATTGCCAGCCAGGCTGCTAGTTCTCAAGCTGAACTGGAGTACAACGAAGTATGGACTGAGCTATCGCAAGAACTTCAAGAGTTGGTGCTAGACGAGGACGGTAACGCTGTCCTTGACCTCCTGAACGCTCCCGAATTGGAGCAGGCAAGGAATCTCTGGCAAGTGGCTCATGGACGGAAAGATGCGAACGGCTTGGCTCGTGCCGTTGGAGAAGCACAGAAAGTGATGCGCCGGGCTGAGCGTGAGAGCGTGAAGACCCGAGCTACAGCCAATGCTCGTCAGCAGGCTCAGGTAGACAATGAGGCAGCCGGTAACTTGGATTTAAGCACCGGCCCATCGTCTGGTGGTAGTGGGGGAATGAGCGACACTAAGTGGCTCCACGATGTATATGGGGACCAGGATTACTCCGCTACTCCTGAAGACCACAAACGAGCTAAGGTAATCTTAGATAAGCTAAAGGCTTAACAAGGAGTCCCAATGGCTTCAGGTGATACGACTACCCAAGCATTAGCTGACAGCCTTAACACCGTTGTCGCTGAAGCCCGTCAAGTACGGGAGTTCGAGGGCGTGATGCCCCAACTGGTGGACAAGGTAACCCTTGACCCCACCACCGGTGTAAGCTGGCGTGAGGTGAGCATGGCTCAGCTTACTGCCCAGTCCGTCACCGAAACCACTCGGTTAGACAACCCTCAGCAGATGTCCGATACCCTCTTGACCATCACTCCTACGGTGGTGGGCATCCACACCCTGATTACCGACCGAGTAGCTGCTCGCATCTCTGCGAAGGCGTTCGCTAAGATAGGGACTCTGGGTCAGAGCGCTATCCAGCGGAAGAAGGACGAGGACGGCCTGGTTGTCTTGGACGGAGCAACGACCATCTTGGCTGGCTCTGGCACCACCTTGACCGATGGCCATATCGCGGCTGGTGCGCACCGGATAACCAGCAACACCACTGAGCCAGGTAACGAGCCGCTGCGCTGTGTCCTGCATGGGTTCCAGATAAAGGACATCCATGATGTGATTACCGCTGGCGTCGGGACCTACAACCTCCAGGAAGGGCCGACTGCCCGGGTCTTCGCTGAGAAGTTCCAGGGCATGATATCCAGTGCCCAGATATATGAGGATGGCAACATCACCATAGATGGTGACGCTGATGCCAAGGGTGGAGTTTTCGCACAGGAAGCTATCATCCTAGTACAAGGCCGGTCGCCTTCTACTGAAGTACGGCGAGAGCCGCATATCGGTGGTGGGGCTAACACCGTGTTCCTGTACGACGAGTACGCCTACGGTGAACGCTCGGCAGGTAACTGGCTGTACGAGATTTACTCGGACGCTACCGTGCCTACGTCGTAATGAATATCCGCCGCACCGTTTGGTCTGAGGCCCACGGCCCCATACCTAAAGGGTGGGTGGTTCATAATCTGAATGGGCAACCTGCGGATGTGCGGCTAGAGAACCTTGCCGCTGTCCCCAGGGATAGTATCTTTCTAGCAGTGGCTCCCTACAGGGAGCGAATACGAAATTTAGAGCTACAGCTCAAACAAGCAGGTGAATCTTATGCCACAATCTGGTGATGCCAGGCTAATCATTGACGAAGACTTTCTCGGTGGGACTGAGGTTGCCGTCGCATCCACGACTGCACCCCCCATCAACTGGCCGCCGTACCTCACTTTCGTTGGTCAAGGGATTGCCGATACCGACTCCGGTGCGGTGATGCTTGACTCTGATGGGATGAACGGCGTGGTGCAACTGACCACTACCAACGAAGACGTGCACTGTGCTGGTTTCCAGACACCCGTTATGTTCGATGTTGCCCTCAATGGGGTCATCGTTCTGGAAGCACGAGTGCGTCAGGCAGCGCTTAACACTGGTGAGGTCTTCATCGGGTTCTCTGATGTAGCGACTGATTTGGCTATCATTGAAGGTGCGATTGGTCACGGGGATACCACCACGTTGACACTGACCGCATCGGACATCGTTGGGTTTTTGATGGCGTCAGACCTTACCGAGAATAGTGAGTGGCACGCTATCTATAACGGTGGCACCACCACAGGTCAGACCACCTCTACCTCGACTGAGCTGAACGTCGTCGCTGTTGCCGGTGAATACAACGTGCTTCGCATGGAAGTCCATGTGAACGGTACTGTTGAATGGTTCATCGACGGTGCTTTGAAGAGGACTGTCACTGGTGCGGCGTCAACGTCTGTAGATATGTGCCTTAACGTGTTGGTCGAATCCAAGACCAGTGCGGTAAAGACTCTGGACGTGGACTATATCAAAGTCTGGGCTAACCGTGACTGGACTATTTAGTCGTATAGATGCCCTCACGTAGAGGCTGGCGGTGGGAGCAAGGCGGTTCTCGCCTGGCGGTGCAGGTAGACGGCACTATAGCTGCCTACTTCAATAACACCGGCTCCTACCTCACAGTCCCTGCTGGTGGGGTGACCATCACGGCTGGTGGTCTAACCATCACAGCTGGTGGCTTGACTGTCACAGCTGGTGGACTCGTCGTTACAGCAGGGGGGCTGACCGTCACAGCGGGCACGCTTACATTAGGAGACAGTGCCCACTGGACGGCCAATGCCTCTGCTACAGTAACTATCAGCAACGTAGCGCCTGCGGGTGTAGGGACAGCAACCATCACGAAGTGGCTTACGGTCACCGACAATGCTGGCACAGTGATGTACATACCAGCATGGACGTAGAGCTGAGCTGTGACGTAGAGGACATACTGCTTGCTTACGGGGAAGCCTGCATGAAGGTGCGGCTCCTTGAAGCACAGATAAAAGAACTGCGGGAAGCACTGGAGGCCAACGCTGGTGGGAAAGATAGCGGTTGGAGCGTTCGCAGTGAGTCCGAGCGAGCCAGCCTTCAATCTGAGTGAAGTCAATCTGAAGGCTCCTGGGAAGTTGGGAGTCCGTCGCTACCGTGTCGTGTCTGTGATACGGGGGGATAGACTAGCGGAGCACTTCGAAGACCTGGGGCCTGCTGACACTTTCACAGCATCAGAGTTCCGCATCCCTGGCGGGGTGTGGGACGGCAAACACGCCGAGATTCTCCACACTGTAGAAGAGCTGCGCTCCATCGCAGACGACATGCAGCACACCACGCCACCCACCTTTCAGCCCCGCGATTTAGTAGAAGAATTTATCTCTAACCGTGAACAGCGTACCCAGCTGATTAAAGAGAGAGGCTTATGACTACTGGAGATATAGAAGCCCAAGAACGGGCAATCGAAGAGCTGATGAACGAAGTCGAGGATGCCCCAGAGCCTGGCTCATTGGGCAAAGGAACGGGTGTGCATTCCGCTACCAGTAACGTGCCTCTGTCTATGTCCGTCTCTTCGCTAGAGTCGGCTGGATACACCTACATCTATGACCGCAGGACTGGCCGACAGTCCAAGACCAATAAGAATATGCTACAGGAACAGCTGGAGAAACGGGACGAGCTGGGCGTGCGCATCTACACGACGGTCAAGCCAGATTTTGAACCGGCGCGGGGAACGCTCAAGTGTATGCTGCACAAAGACCAGCCAGAACGTGAGCACTATGATTTGATGGGGCTAGCGACGTGCAGCAAGAGCAACCTGACCTCTGAGTACCAGGTGCAGAGGCACATGCAGAACCGGCACCGCACGGAGTGGGCCACCATGTCCGAGGAAGTAGCGCGTGCTGAACGAGAAGAAGAGCGCGCCTTCCAGCGCACACTGATGGAAGCGGTATCCCGTGGTGCTCCATCCACCACCTCCCTTGGGGCCGCTTCCATTATTTGCCAACAATGTGAGCGC